AACGGTGAAGATTTAAGCAAAAGATTAGAAAGGATTGAAACGCTTTTAAACATTCCTTCCCGAGATGTAGAAATGGAAAAAGAATTTCCTAAATTAAAACACCTGTGGGAAGAATACAACTCAGAACTAGAAAAATATAAAACTTGGAAAAGGCTAAAGAATGAAGATCGAAAAACTTAAAAACAAGACTTTTAAAAAAATGGCATTAGATATCTGCCGACAAATTGAAGGAAGCGGTTGGAAGCCGGATTATATCGTAGGGCTTACTCGAGGAGGTTTAGTTCCTGCCGTATATCTTAGCCATTACTTTAATATTCCTATGAATACCCTAAAAATTTCATTAAGGGATCATGAAGATATGGAAAGTAATTGCTGGATGTCAGAAGATGCATTTGACGGTAAGAATATATTAATTGTTGACGATATTAACGATACCGGGGCAACTCTTAATTGGATAATGGACGATTGGAAATCTACTTGCCGCCCTAAAGAAGATCACTGGAATACAAAGGTCTGGAATCACAATGTTAAATTTGCAGTATTAGTTGACAATCTATCTAGTAAGTGTAATGCAAAAATGGATTTTTGTGGAATGGAAATTAACAAAGCAAACGAAGATGTTTGGATTGAATTTCCGTGGGAGAGATTTTCAAAGTGAGTGATTTGACTATAGAAGAATTACAAGAAAAGATTAATCAAGTTGTAAAGGATCTTGAGAATTTAAATCAGGCTGGCGAAAGTGGTAGAAAGTTTGAAGTTTTGAACGAATATAAAAAATATCTCGAAGATGAACTTCATAATATTAAACGTAATCATTGACAAAGATCTAAATAAGAATGTATATTAATGATATATCGCAATCCACTGCGTTATCATCGGAGAAACTATGGAAATAAAAAACACACCAATAAGCGACATTATTCGTACAAGAATTTATCAAGCAAATAAAAGATTTCACTGTAACGACAACATTGCAGACTACATTCGAGAAGGAGAGTTAGATCTATTAGTCGACGAAGTAGCAGACAAGTTCGAAGATGTCCTCGATTCGTTAGTAATAGATCTTGACAACGATCATAATACACACGATACTGCAAGACGTGTTGCTAAAATGATGATTCTTGAAACATTTAGCGGCAGATATCGTCCTGTACCAAAAGTTACTGCATTTCCAAATATGGGTTACAAAAGTTTATACACTACTGGGCCTATTTCAATTAGATCGACTTGCGCACACCATTTTCAAAATATTGTAGGAAAATGTTGGGTCGGCATCGTTCCTGATGAGGAAGTCATCGGCCTTAGTAAATTTAATCGATTAGTGCATCATATTTGTGAACGTCCGCAGATTCAAGAAGAAATGACTACACAGATTGCAGATGCTTTACAAGAATATGCAAAGACACAGCATATTGCAGTTGTTGTTAAAGCAGAACATCATTGTATGACTATGCGAGGAGTTAGAGAACACGAAAGTGATATGACTACTGCTATCATGCTCGGTGCTTTCCAATCAGACTCGGCGTTAAAACAAGAATTTTACGATATCTGTTTGTCGATGAAAGGACATAAGTGAAAAACGTTTATCTGTTTCAGCCTCAATATACCATTTTCTTTAATGGAAAATTAAGTAATTGGATCCCATATTCTGTTGGGGTCCTCTGGAACTATGCCTCAAACTTTAAGGATGTAACAGATAACTTTGTATTAAAAGATCTATTTTTTAAAAGAAATCCGATCCCCGAACTTCTTGATAAAATTGAAAATCCAACTATATGTGGGTTTAGTTGCTATATTTGGAATATTGAATACTGTCTAGTTGCGGCAGAAGAAATAAAAAGAAAATGGCCCGAATGTGTAATATTATTCGGCGGACCTCAAATTAGCAAAAGATATCTTTCTTATTCTTTTATAGATTGCATAGTTCTAGGAGAAGGTGAAGAAGCATTTGTTAAAATTTTAACAGATATACATAAAGGAAATAAGTTAGATTCAATTGTTCCAAAAACTCGACTACAAGATTTATCCCATTCCGGGCCATACGTTAGCGGAGTGTTCGATCGTCTTCTCGAAGAAAATCCGGACATTACATGGAATGTAACTATCGAAACTAATAGAGGATGTCCTTATTCCTGTAGTTTTTGCGACTGGGGGAGTCTTACCTATTCTAAAGTTAAAAAGTTTGCACTCGAAAATGTACAACAAGAATTAGATTGGATTCGAGGAAAACCTATCGGATACCTGATGATTGCAGATGCAAATTTTGGTATTTTTAAAGAACGAGATTTAGAACTCGCTAAGTTAATTAAGGCAGCAGCCGACGATTCTTCAGTCGATGTTGTTAATGTACAAGGAGCAAAAAATAGCACCGAGCTAGCATTTGAGATTGAACAAATTTTAGGCGATAAGGCTATCGGAGTTACTATTGCATTGCAAAGTATGAATCCTGATACATTAGATGCTATTCATAGAAAAAATTTGCCTATTAACGATGTAAAAGAATTAATTCGATTGTCAAAAAAATATAATGTACCGTCATACTCGGAATTATTATTAGGCCTTCCTTTAGAAACTAAAGAAACGTGGTGTCGAGGTCTTTGTGAATTACTCGAGATGGGACAGCATAATGCTTTAGAAATTTGGTTTACACAGCTACTCGAAAATAGCGAATTGTCAAAACCCGAATCACGAGAAATGTATCAGCTCAAAAGTGCGATTTACGTTAATTACTACAATTTTAACGAATATAAAAAACACAATCACGACGGAATTAATGAAAAGATTGAACTTGTAATTTCAACAAGCACTATGAATACTCACGAAATGACCGAATCCTATTTATATGGATGGATGATTATACAATGGCATATGCAAGGGTACTCGCAAATTATTTCAAGATATCTACGATTTGTGCATAATGTTCCGTTTAGGACGTTCTATGACTTTTTGCTAGAAAATATTATAACCGACGAAGTTATGTCTAAAAAATATCAATCGTTATATAATACAATCTATACATACCTAACTACGGGTTCACTAGATTCGTCAGTCGGGGGACATGCCTTGCACACTTCAACTAAGGCATGGATGTCAGAAAATCGGTTTGAAATTTTTAATTTTGTTTACGATGTAGGAAAAAAATTGAAGGATATTCCTATATGGGTACACGAATTGCAAAAAGAATTCTTATATAACTCCGAATCGACATATCCAATTTTAATAAATGGAACCTGCGATATTATTAACGAAGTAGACGAATCTGTAACTTATTCTGTACAACCGAAAGATTTAATTATTACAAGTGGTGCGCGTGATAGAAGAACAGGCACATCAAAAAATATCATTTCAATCGTTGACAATACAAACTAATTATTATACAATATATTATGAATCAGATAAAAGTATCAGAACTATTTTATAGTTTACAAGGAGAAGGAAGATACATGGGTGTCCCTTCTGTGTTTTTAAGAACATTTGGATGTAACTTTCAATGTCGGGGCTTTGGAATGCCGAAAGGTAAACTAAGCGAAGAAGCAGATATTATTGCAGAATCGGGGCCATATAGAAATTATGAGTCTTTACCGTTAGCCGATACTGGATGCGACAGTTATGCAAGTTGGCATCCTAAATTTAAAGATCTTAGTCCGTTTAAAAAAATTGACGATTTAGTTGAAGAAATTCTCGACCTACTTCCTTATAAAAAATGGATGGATGAACATCTTGTAATAACCGGAGGTGAACCATTGTTAGGTTGGCAAAAAGCATATCCTGCATTGTTAGGACATCCTAAAATGGTAGAACTTAAAAATATTACATTCGAAACGAATGGTACACAAACACTTGATACAAATTTTAAGTCATACTTATTAAGTTGGATAGAAGAACGCGAAACAAACACTAATAATATTACTTTTAGTGTGAGTGCTAAATTAAGTTGTTCCGGAGAAGCAAGAGAAAATGCTATCCGGCCATCAGTAGTCTGTGAATACGAAGAAGTTGGTTATACATACCTTAAGTTTGTTGTAGCTACCGAAGATGACGTAGAAGAAGCATTAGAAACTGTCGATGTTTATCGAGCAGAAGGATTCGAAGGCCCGGTATACTTAATGCCAGTCGGCGGTGTTAACGAAGTATACAACCTCAATGCAAAGAGGGTTGCTGAACTTGCATTAAAAAATGGACTTAGATATAGTGACAGGCTTCACTTACCGTTATTCGGAAATAGCTGGGGAACTTGATGAAAATTAAAAAGTTTATTAGAGATATTACAGGTATTACTGCTCGAGAAGAACAAGCAAAGGCAGAAGAACTAAAAAGACTAGAGCTTGTTAAAAGAGCAAACGAGTCGTTAAAGAAAGAAAAAGCAGAACTTCGAAAAAAGGCAAAAGAAGAAAAACTTCGTAAACAAGCAGAAGAAGATGCAAAACTTACACCAAAGGAACTTGCTACAAAGCGTAAAGAACCTTGGGTTGACGCACGCTTAAATGTTACTAAGAATAGTGTCAGATACGGCTTTTATGATATCGACTGGAACGAGTATTGGATTTTACAATTAAAGCAAGAAGGATACGGTGTAGACGGAGATCCAGATGAAGCAATCATAGATCGATGGTTACGCGATATCAGTGCATCGGTTGCTGCAGAAGAAGGAATTGATATGTCCGAAAGAGATATGGGATATATTAATATTGTTAAACGTGATGACGGTAAATCAGAGGTTTCATGACATATATTATTGTCGATACAGCAAATACATTTTTTCGTTCTAGACATGTAGTACGAGGTGATGCTAGTATTAAACTCGGCATGGCTTTACATATTATGTTTAACAGCATTAAAAAGGCATGGCAAGATTTTGACGGTGATCATGTAGTCTTTTGTTTAGAAGGTCGTAGCTGGCGTAAAGACTTTTATGAACCTTATAAAAGAAATCGTGCAGAAACAAGAGCCGCAATGTCTCCTAAAGAACAAGAAGAAGATAAGCTGTTCTGGGAAACTTTTGATGAATTTAAAAAGTTTGTAACTGATAAAACTAACTGTACTATTTTGCATCATCCTCAACTTGAAGCTGACGACTTAATTGCAGGATTTATTCAAAGTCACCCTAATGATCAACATGTTATCATTAGTAGCGATTCCGATTTTTATCAATTGTTAGCATCGAATGTAAAACAATATAACGGTATATCCGAAGAACTACACACTATCGAAGGTATTTTCGATAAGAAAGGAAATCCTGTTATTGATAAAAAAACTAAGGAACCTAAGAAAATTCCTAACCCTGAATGGCTCCTCTTTGAAAAGTGTATTAGGGGCGATTCGTCAGATAACGTATTCAGTGCCTTTCCAGGTGTAAGAGTAAAAGGTTCTAAGAACAAAGTAGGATTAACTGAAGCATTTGAAGATCGTAATGGTAAAGGCTATAACTGGAACAACTTAATGTTACAAAGATGGTCCGATCACAACGGTATCGAACATCGAGTTCGTGACGACTACGAACGCAATCGTCGATTAATCGATTTGTCTTATCAACCAGACCATATAAGAGAAATTATCAACACCACAATTAAAGAGTTGTGTAAGCCAAAAGATATTACACAAGTAGGTATTCGTATGCTAAAATTCTGCAATTCATATGATATGAATAAAATTGCTGAATCTATACAGCAGTATGCAGAACCATTTCAAGCAAAATATCCAGAATAATATGACCGAAATTCATGCCAAACCTGTTATCGAAGGAAAATATTGGATTGTCGAACAAGATGGATCTAAAATTGCTACTTTGCAGAAAAAAGAAAATAATAAGTTTATTTTGAGTAGTAGAACTGGAGAGATCATGTTTAACAAAAAAGAAGACTTGACTAAAGAGTTTGGTCAAGATTTCTTCTTAACTAGTCAAAAAGTTAAAGTTTCGACTACGCAAGTTAAAGAAGTAAACGGTTATCCGTGTTCTTGTAAGCCGTATAATTCTATGTTTGATGTTCGACAGAAATTGCCACTGTTCACAAAAAGCGAACAAAGTAAAAGTATCTATTGTGCAGGGTATTATGTTATTAAGTTTGATAAAGGATGGGTTAAAAGTTTTTGTCCTAAGCTAATTACTATCGAACGATATCCACATAAAGGCCCGTTCAAAACAGAAACAGAAATGAAATCAGTGCTATCAAATGCAAAATCAAATTAATATATCCCCTGTTGCTCAATTTATACAACAAGTAAAGTCTGCCGAACTAACTCAATCAAAAGATGTTAAGATGACTATACTTCAGGCTCGATTGCTAAGTCTTACATTAACAGAGCTCTTAGATAAAGTTAATCAAGATTACGAGCAGTTACTACACGAGCTTAAAACTAATTCGTCGTCGGATGTAGTTTCGATTAGCATGGACGGCGGGAATTTCGACGAATAAACTAGATAAATATACGTAGTTATCCGGAGAGATAAATGTCGAGACCGAAACCGCGTATAATATTAGAACACGTAAATAAAAAAAATTATCGTGCAGAACAAATTTTAGAAGCAGATGCAATTTGGGCTGTCTTTTATAAAAATGAACCTTTCAATTTAAAGAGCTTTAATAGCCTTACAAGTTACCCTGGTCCTAAATATAAAAAGGTTAGTTTTAGTAATCCTGGACATGCTCGTAATTTAGCTAAAAAATTGAATACTACTTTTAATACAACCGACTTTGAAGTTGTTAAACTAACATCTGGCACTATTGTAAAATGATCACTAGAAACTCGTTAACAAAAATATTTCTCAATCAATGGGGTAAAAGTGTTGACGACGCAAATGTAAAACTGTATAGTTACAAGTGGTGGCAATGCAACAGAGCTAGTAAGCAATCTGCGTTACGACTTACTGACGAAGGGTTAGAGTTTCTTCAACAAACTTTAAACTTAAAATCGTACGAAATCCCATTTACTGAATATGTTGAATTAAGTCCTCAAACTATTATATTTTTAGAAAGGTATATTGATTGTCCTTATCATTTAAGAAAAGATAGCATTACAGTATTTTCAGAAAAGAAATCATTTGAACTTTGTTTATTTTCAGATGACATTCGAAAATACGGCTTAATTAAAGCTATGACAGAACGTGAAAAAAATTCTTAAAAACTTATTGACACATTATGCCGTTGGCTATACAATGTATGCATAGTAAGAAATTACTTAACTTTTTCAACCACACACATAGGTAATTATACATGAGTGAAATTATTAGCCGTACTGTTGGTCCTAAAGGTGCTAAGAAGGCACTGCGTAAGGCGTTCAATAGTAAGCGTCCAATCTTTTTGTGGGGACCTCCTGGTATCGGCAAGTCGGACATTATTAAACAGCTTGGTTCTGAGCTCGATGCTCATGTAATCGATGTTCGACTTTCATTGTGGGAACCGACTGATATTAAAGGCATTCCGTACTTTGATAGCAATGACAGTACTATGCGATGGGCACCGCCTGCTGAATTGCCGAGTAAAGATTTTGCCGCAAATCACAAGATGATTATCTTGTTTATGGACGAAATGAATAGTGCAGCACCGGCTGTACAAGCAGCAGCATATCAGCTTGTTCTTAATCGCCGTGTTGGTACTTATGAACTTCCTGACAATGTTGTAATGGTTGCAGCAGGTAATAGAGAAACCGACAAGGGTGTAACATATCGTATGCCGGCTCCGCTTGCAAATCGTTTTGTGCATCTCGAAATGCAAGTTGACTGGGATGACTGGTTTGACTGGGCTGCTGACAATAGGATCCATAAGGATGTACTCGGCTTCCTTACTTTTAGCAAGAAGGACTTGTATGATTTTGATCCGAAGTCTTCTTCACGTGCATTTGCAACTCCTCGATCATGGTGCTTTGTAAGTGAATTGCTTACCGACGACGACACCGATGCAGATACTTTATCAGATCTGACTTCTGGGTCGATCGGTGAAGGTCTTGCTGTAAAGTTTATGGCACATCGTAAGATTGCTAGCAAGATGCCTGCTCCGACTGACATTCTTAGCGGTAAGGTTACTAAGATGGAATCTAAAGAGATTTCAGCAATGTACTCTTTGACTGTGTCACTGTGCTATGAATTGAAGGAAGCATGTGATAAGAAGGCTAATGACTGGAACAATCAAGTTAATCACTTCTTTAACTTTATTATGAACAATTTCGAAACTGAACTTGTTATTATGGGTACTAAGATGGCGCTGTCTACTTACAAGTTGCCACTGGATCCGGACGAAATTGACTGCTTCGACGAGTTCCATTCAAAGTTCGGTAAGTATATTGCACAGGCAACCGAAAAATAATTATTCGGATATTGTAGTAATTGACACCGCCTCCGGGCGGTGTTATACTATATACTATTGTAAAACGTAGGACATTTATATGGCACACTTAGATCCAGTTATTGACAAGATTATTGTAGCACGAGTTGGATTGTTACTAAGACATCCGTTCTTTGGTAATATGGCTACACGTCTTAAAATCGAAGACGGCAGTGACTGGTGTAAAACTGCTGCAACCGACGGTCGATCAATTTATTTTAATCGTGATTTCTTTGAAACACTTACTAACAAAAATGTTGAATTTGTTATTGCTCACGAAATTCTGCATAACGTATTTGACCACATGGGACGATGTGAAGGTAGAGATCGAAAGATTTTTAATGCTGCCGCAGACTACTGTGTTAACGGGCAACTAGTAAGAGATCGTATCGGAGATCCTATTAAGGATTTTCAAATGTTTCACGATCAAAAATACTACGGGTGGAGTGCAGAACAAGTCTATGATGACATCTATGAAAAGATGGACTCTGATATGCTTGATGCACTCGGTAAGCTACTTGACGAACATATCGACTGGGAAAAAAGTTCCGGAAACGGTCAGCCTACATATACTAAAGAAGAACTGAAAGCAATTAGAGACGAGATTAGAGAAGCTACTGTATCGGCTGCACAAGCCGCAGGTGCAGGTAATACTCCTGCAGGCGTAGCAAGACTAATTAAAGAACTAACTGAACCGAAGATGAACTGGCGAGATATTATCCGTCAGCAAATTCAAAGCATTATTCGAAACGACTATACATTCATGCGTCCTAACCGTAAGGGCTGGCATATGAACGCTGTTCTTCCAGGTACTAGTTTTGCCGAAACTATCGATGTATGTGTTGCACTCGATATGTCCGGATCAATCGGTGCTGTAGAAGCAAGAGACTTTTTAACCGAAGTCAAAGGCATTATGGACGAGTTTAAAGACTTTAAACTTAAACTGTGGTGTTTTGATACTGCTGTATATAACGAAGCAGATTTTGATGGTTACAATTCAGATGAATTTGTAAACTATCAAATCGCAGGCGGCGGTGGTACTGCATTCGAAGCTAACTGGGAATACATGAAGGAAAACGAGATTCAACCGAAGAAGTTCATTATGTTCACAGATGGTTATCCGTGTGGTTCTTGGGGTGATGAAGGATATTGCGATACTGTGTTCATTATTCACGGTAATAACACTATTGTTCCGCCGTTCGGTGAATATGCATACTATACGTTTTCAGCGGGAACTTAATAGTGGCTTTAAAGAACGGTAAACCTAATCCGTTAAATTATTTTAAGATGCGGAGAGTAGAATTTTCTCCTCCGCATTTTAAATATACAACTTTCAACGAATATAATCCTACTCTCGTTAGATTATTCGATAAGTGGATTTTGACTAACTTAAACAATCGATATTACATCGGCCAGGACATTGGCTTAGATGCTAATAACAATATTATCTACACTACGAAACTTGGATTTGAATCAGAAAAAGATCTAAGTTTTTTCAAGATTGCCTGTCCTCATTTAAATACAAGATAACTACATAGTACTTTGCAAAGGAGGTATTATGTCAGAAGAAAAAGATCAGATTCAAGAAAACTCAGAAGTACAACCTGAATCTGCTACAGAATTAAATTTAAATGATCTAAATGCAATGAAAGTAATTATTGACATTGCAAGTTCTAGAGGCGCATTTAAACCGAACGAAATGTCTGTTGTTGGCCAAACGTATACTAAGCTAACAGCATTCTTAGATCAAGTGGCTAAGCAAGCCGAACAACAAGGTAAGAAGAATGGCTAATCAATTAAAACATGTAGGTCGTATGAAACAGTCGGGCCGTAAAGTTTTAGTTGCATTTAGAACATTACCCGGTGATGCATATAACTGTTTAGTTATCCCTACAGAATCGTTAGACGATAGCTATCACAATGCTCTTATTAACTTAGTCGAAAGTGCTGCTGCGCAAGAAGCAAACGAATTAGCCGAAGCATTAGATAGAACACAATTTCCAGACGGAAGCCGTATGTTACCGTCATTACATGCAAAAGGAAAACTGATTAAAGTTGCAACTGGCGAAGTTGAAATGCTGCCGACTATCGGAACTTCAATTTTGCTGTCCGAATTAAATCAGATTATTGCTGAGCAAAGAGGAGTTGCAATTGACGACTTGGCTGTTAAAGACGGATTAGGAAATTCAAAGGCAGAGATAAAAGAAGTTGCTACTGCAACAGAACTTAAAACTTCTCCAGCAGAAGAACCTGCTGTAATTAACGTCGATCCAGTGTCGTTTGATACCGTGGAAGACGAAGCAAAATATTATCGCTCACAAGCCGATAAACTTTCTAAAGAAGCAGCATCTTTTAGAAGGAAAGCAGAGGAGTTGGTTCCGACCAAAAAGTCTAAGTGATTAATAAGGGACGGATCCTTCCTAAAGAAGCAATCGATTACTGGCCAGAAGTATTCGAAGAGGTAACAATTAATGTGTTGCCTCTTCAATATCTTCATTCTGTCTTAATTAATTTTCAAGATGGAAAAAGTTGGGAAATTAAAGTAACTTCAAAAATAAAAAAAGATGGATGGGAAACATTTGAACAAACACTTAGTGAGCTTGTTCAAAACTACGAAACATCAATCATTGATATCGACTTTCAATTAGATATCGAAAAAGTTAAAAAAGACATCAAGAAAAAAACTCAAAAATTCTTCAATAAAAAAAATATATGATTATAGGTATGTTTGCTGTTGATGATAACAGTGGTGTCGGAAATAACGGCGGAATGCCTTGGCCTCCAAATAAAGAAGACTTTAAATGGTTTAGAGAAACTACTTTAAATCACATTGTAGTAATGGGTAAAACTACATGGAATAGTCCCGATATGCCCAAGCCTCTTCCAAAAAGAACAAATGTTGTAATTGCAAACAATTGCACCGAAATTAAACATGCAGATGTTGTATTCTCCGGAAATGTACCAGATGCACTAAAATTATTAACTCTTCAATATTTAGATAAAGATGTTTTTGTCATCGGTGGAGTTAATATTCTATTGCAGGCAAAACCTGTTTTAGAAAAATTATACATTACTCGTATTCCTGGAATATATGATGCAGATACTCAAATCAATTTAGAAAACTTCTTAGAAGGCTTTATACTAACTAATACTAGAGATTTAGGATCTTGCAAGGTAGAGGAATATGAAGCAATACAACGAAGCACTTAAACAAATTTTAGAAAACGGCAAAGAAAAAACTGATCGTACAGGAACAGGTACGCTTAGTATATTCGGCATGCAGCTACGTTTTGACCTTAGACTGGGTTTTCCTGCTGTAACAACAAAAAAGCTAGCATGGCGCGCTGTAGTAAGCGAGCTGCTGTGGTTTTTAGAAGGGTCTGGCAGCGAACTTAGGCTAAAAGAGATTTTGTACGGCACTAGTGCTACTGATAGAAGTACTATTTGGTCAGCAAATGCAAATTCCGAATACTGGAAACCGATGGCAAAAACCGACGGAGATTTAGGACGTATATACGGTGTACAATGGAGACACTGGAGAACTCCGCATCGTAAATGGCTTAATTCAAGCACTTTCGAGCCAGTTGTGATCGATCAATTACAAGAATTAATTAATGGTATTAAGACTGCACCCGATAGTCGCAGGCATATTCTTACTGCATGGAATCCTGGAGAATTAGATTTAATGGCTCTTCCTCCTTGTCATGTTATGTGTCAATTTGATGTTACAGATGGATATTTAAGCTGTCAACTATATCAGCGTAGTTGCGACATGTTTTTAGGAGTCCCGTTTAACATTGCAAGTTATAGCTTACTTACACACATTATTGCTAGAGAATGCGATTTAAAAGTAGGAGATTTTATTTGGACAGGTGGCGATTGTCATATTTACAAAGACCATCTTGATGCTGTAAAAGAACAATTAACTAGAGAACCGAAAGATCTTCCTACTTTATATTTTACAGTAGGTAAGAAATTTGACGAATATAATATAGATGATTTTAAACTAGAAAATTACGATCCGCATCCTGCTATCGTAGCACCGATGTCAGTTTAAACTTTTCCTCTAACCATTTAAAATCGTTAATTTTTGAAAGTGCCGGTAAATTTCCGGCATTTTCTTCTCCATATAATCTACCTGCTCTTGCACCTTGGATAGCATTAATTGCAAATGGTCCTTCGGCAACCGTACACCATACATTCAATCTTTCTTCAGTTTCTGCATTAACTTGTCCTTGAATAGTTTTTGATGCGAGTTTTGCACATTCTCGAAATGCCGATTTCCATGTATTAAATGGATCTGTATTAAATGCTGTTATATTTGAAACTTCATTTACAACCTTAAATCTTTTGCTTATTGCTGTTGTCATATCAGGGGTATTAACATCCATATTCAGTGTTAGATCTCTGGGCAACAGTTTTACTCCTCCGTATCCATAAATTAGATTATTCATAGGATTTTTACTATTCCATGTATGTACAATATCTCTCTCGTATCTAGTAACTAAATAATCAAACTTAAAATTATCCTCTATGATAGCATCACCGTCTACTACCCAAAACATATGAGTAGTTGCTTTTTTTGCTGCTTCTATATGTGCTTTATGTATTCCTTTAACTTTGTGTACACGTTTAGCAAATGGATATTTTGATTTAAGAATTTTATAATTTTCATCAGCATTTGGCTCGTTATAGCTGATAAAGACTATATCATATAATTTTGTTTTCGATGCAATGATATTATGTTCGATTTTATCCATTAAAAATCTAAAATTTATTTCCCTTTCTGTAACGGGTTTTTCGGATGTCATTAACATTATTGATCCGGTATACACTTCTTTATTGCCAAATATATTCTTAAAAACATGATTCATGCTTCTTTCATATTCGTACTTTTGAGACTTCTGTGTATAGTATAGATCAAAATTAAATGTATCTAATGGTTCAACTTCTGAAGGAATAACCCAGAACAGTTCAGTAGTTGTTTTTCGAAATGCATTAAGATAGTCATTATAATTTTCAACTATAAATTGATCATACAGTTTTGGTTTACTTGCTACAATATTCCACTCTTTTCTATTAACTGGAAATCTAAATTCTATTTCTCGCTTGCTTAATTGAACATTTTTACTTAATAAAAAGATTCCATCATATGTTTCGTTTCCATCTTCTTGATGTATAAATGCATGATTATATTCTCTATCATAATCATGATTATGATTCTTTTTTGAAAAATATAAATCAAATTTAAAATTATCAACTGGTGTAATATTCTTCGATGTCATCCAAAACATCTCAGTTGTGGTATTTTCTAACGCATCTAGATATTCTTGATATGTATCAATTGTGAAGATGTCATATAGCTTTGGTTTACTTGCTACAATGTTCCATTCTTTCCTATTAACCGGAAACCTAAATTCTATTTCTTTTTTACTTAACTGGACATTTTTACTTAATAGAAAAATTCCGTCATACGTCTCTTTCTCATCTTCTTCATGTATAAATGCATGATTTGAATTTCGATCCTGATAAAATTCATTTGTTCGTTTTGTAAAAAATATATCAAATTTAAAATCATCAACCGGACTGATGTTTTTTGACGTCATCCAAAACATCTCAGTTGTAGTATTTTCTAATGCATCTAGATATTCTTGATATGTATCGATTTCAAAAATATCATAAATTTTAAGTGGTGTACTAGATTGTATATCAACTTCTTTTTTGTTTAGAAAAAATCGATATTGAAATTCTCTCTCAGATATCGATGCTGTTTTAGGTACTAAACACACACCGTTAAAAGTAGTGTCATTTTTAAACACATGTATGTATTCTTGATCCCAAGTCGGAACTTCGTAATCAAAGTTAAAACTATCCTTTAAAACGATGTCATCCCATACTACCCAAAACATCGATGTAAAAGCCTGAGATTTTGCTTCTGTTAATGTGCTAGCGTGTTTTGCAAAAGGATAACGTGTACGAAGTTTTTTTAACCCTGCAGGAATATCCGATATGTAAAATATATCGTACATTAATCTCTTCTCAAAATTCGTCTATTGTTATTATATACTGTTTTGAAGAATGTAGAACTGTCGGGCTCTAGATCGGCAATTTCTAATCCACATTCTCTTTTTAAAGTGTGTCCTAATCCTAACACTTCGTAAGGCAACATATCTAAATCTATAGTATACTTGCTATATTTTGATTCCCATTGTTCTGTTAACCAATCAAAATCTCTAACTAGACTATAATCCCAATCAGTACAATTTGTAAGATATGCACCTTCTCGTGCACCATATATAGACCATATTCCGTGTTGAACATCCATGCCGACACTACACCAAATTAACAATCGCTGATAATTTTGCCACCAAACTTTTTTAATATCTAATGCTTTTGCACCTTGATCAAGGCTCATCTTTACGCCTTCTCGAAATCCTGCTCTCCATGCTTGAAACGGGCTTGCATTTGTATAGCTTTCAGAATAGCACTCGTTGAACTGAAAATACCTCTCATCAAAACAAAATTCAACTTTTCCTTTAATATCATCAGGATCCGAATTTTCATGTGTTCTCATTTCGTTAACAAACTTTCGAGTCCACATTTTTAAACCTCCGTTACCGTACATTAATCCGTTAACATGAACTTTTCCGCACCAACTAAAAACATGATCTTTTGTTAATCCTAACTCATCTAAATTTAGTTCTAATCTCAAAAACTTTGGATCTACTATATTATCGGCATCAACTGTAACAAAATATTCTGTTTCACTTTCTGCTGCACATGCCTTATGAGCTGCATCACTACCTTTTACTCCGTGTACTCTCTTTGCCCACGGAATTTTACTTAATAAATCTGCATAGTTTTTTTCAGCGTTCGGTTCGTCATAGCTGAGGAAAATTATATCTTGATCTATAATCTTAATTATGTTACTCATATACTGTTTTTAGCCCGTATGATTTAAATACTATCTTTGAAGATATCGATAACTTTGTAATATCTAATTCTTTTTTACTTGTAAACTGAAATTCAATGTTTTCTAAATCTAATAAATCTTTTATATCAATATACATAGTTCGAATTAAAAAATCAAAATCATTTTCTAATGTAATAAAGATTACTATTTTTGAAAGTAAAAGCTCTGTTTTGTAATGTTCTTTTACAGAGCTATCTAAAGAAACTACCCATTTCTTTTTTGGTAAATTCCATTCTACTACTAACTCAGAAAACTTTTTTGTTTCTTCGATCCATTCGAATACATTATTTCGAAACACATAATCTTGATCTAATACCGGCATTATACATTTAATTGTAATACCATTCTGCTTCTTTCTGCCAACAATATATTCAGAAAATTTCCATTCTCCTGATATTAACTTTGTTGCTTCATATTGCGGTATTTCTATTCCGTGTTCATAGTCGATACTTTTTTCGTTAGACACTGATAAAATTTCACCGGACTTTTGATCGTAAAATGCATAAAATTTTACTGGAATGTCAATGAACTTTTTCTTTGCCATTTACTAATCCTTCTAACTTTTTAATCATTTGCGATGTTAAGAAACTATTTTCTATGTAATGTGCAATCTTCGACTGTTTAATATTACCGATTACTAATTCTCCTCTAGAATTAAATGCACACGGTACAGCATCTTGCCAACTTTCAAATAATATCGGCCATCCTTGTATCCCTGGTTTTAGATGTATAAATTCTAAGGGAGAACAGTCGTCAATAACTGTTTCGTTAACTCCAAATATTTCAATTGCTATTGCTGTTGCTAAATCCATACTTAAACAATCTTGATATTCTTTTAATGCAAATCGATCATAACACCATTGCCAGTTATTACATACAAATTCCAAAATTTTATAAAAGTCGTGTGTTTCTTGGCATTTTTTAAAATAATGCAATGCATAATACGGACTTGGCAAATTGTTTGCAGTAAATGTTTTTCGGTAAACATTAGTTGTATCATTAACTACTTCTAATTTATAATTTTTAATTCTCGAACAAAATTTTAGATTATAATTACTACAATAATCCCACCATTGCGAGATATCTTCTAATATTAACATATCCGAATCTAATACAATTGTTTCGTCGTACGGAGTTACATGATATAATTTCCATCTATGTTCCCCTCTATATCTTGTAACTTCTTCTGTGTTAACCCAAGGAATTTCAATTATATGATCAAATACTTTTTGGTGTTTTTTAATTACTTTATCGTTAGTAACTAAAGACACATTTGTTACGTTTTTTTGACTATTTTTAATAGATAATGCTAGAGCATACGCTTGCTGAACATAATTTGTATCTTTCGTATTTTGTGCAAATATTAAAAATCCTTTAGACACCGGTACCTCCATCGATAAATCTTAAAAGGCTCATTTTATTCATTACGTGAACATCTATTCCTGATGTTTTTACTGCAAGATATTCACCATAACTATTTGGTTTTTGAATTAAAAATTGCATATCAGTGTCATTCATATCGATCAAGTAATCTTGCTCTAAAATATATGTCATTTTACCGGGTAATTCTGTTGCAAATTCACCGTTTGTTTTACCATTCATTATGTGAATTGCAATACTAAACGAATAATCATTTCGATATAAGATCGATTCAATGTTATATAATACTTTGAAGTAGCCCCAGTTTTCTTTTATGTAATTTATCAAAGTAAAGAAACATTCCATTACCGGATGTTTTTCAAATACAAATGCAGTTGCCCAATAGAATGGGACAGAATATGGATTTACCCGAGTAAAATACTCGTCTTTTCTCCATTGAGACAAGTCAAAGCTATTGTGATAAATTTGAAACAATGCATCTCGGTCGAATGCTTGTTTTAATTTTGAAGAATTGATAATAAAATCACTGTCAATTACTAGAGTTTTTTGATAAGGTGTAAGTTCGTATACTTGATTTCGTGAGGTATTTTTCCATTCTACTTTTTTAGAACTTAATGTACCGTCATAAAACAATTTTTGTGTACAATTTTCGTATGGAATCTTGATGATCCTATCGAATGTATCTTTAGGATATTCTAAAAAAGAATCAGGATTATCTGTAATAATGCTAACAGGAAGATCTAAATACTTCTTAATTCGTACTGCACAAAAGTATGCTAGTTTACTGTAGTCAATAATTCCATTATTTTGAGCAAAGATTACTGCTCCATTCATAACGAGACAATATCCTCTACTCTTCTTTTGTTTTTTATGTCTGCAAATCGAGTAGCATACTCGTTTACTGCATTAAAATAGGTATTTACAACATCATCGTAAAATTTATTAACATCATTTACAATTACAGGAAAATTATTTGCATCAATAAAGGCTGCATCCTTAACAATTCCTCGATGAATCATTAAATTAGTAAAAGATATTAATTCAGGAGTTATTTTAAAAGTACCACCGTTAATGTAGTATACAGTTTTTTGTTCAAATTCTTCTAAAATAACACGTCTTTGATTTGATAAAGATGCAATATAATTTGCTACATCAAAGGCTTTTTCAACTTTTTCATCCATACTTAACCTCTTTTAGTGATTTTACACTAAAATAATTATCAGGTCAAGTATTAAGATTACTATAAAGTGGATGTCGGTGATGTTGGCTGTAAAATAGATACATTACTACCGGTTGCACGATATGTTTGAACTGTGCTAGTTAATGTACCGTCGACTGATTCGTCTGTTCCCCAAGGTGGATTTGGTTGTCCTGAATCGTCGGCAAAATATATTGTAAAAGTAATTTGATTTCTATTGGTTGTATCATTTACTCGCGCATTAATGTAATACTTGTTTGGATAATAAGATTCAGCCGATGTTAATGCTCTAGTAAAAATTGTTTGATCAGAAGTAGTTAAATCATAAAAACCAATACCTGACCCTGTACCCTGTCCTGATGTTGATGTAGTATCATAATCAAACGTAATTGTACCCATGTTTGTTAATAGAGTTGTCCAAGATGTATTCTTAGAACCGCTATTTCCTCCGGTTCGACTTGCAGTAAACTCTATCTTTCCTCCAGAGTTAAAGAAGTATCGTGAATTATATGTTCCTGGATAAATTGTTGATTCGGTAAAGTTAACAACAACAGTATGCGACACTACAGTATTCCACGACGCCACCCGTTGAGCCGAATTAATAGTTGCCCTAGTTGCTTGTCCAGCAGGTAATGCAAATCTTCCAGGTCCAATTGCATCCGATACTAACTTGTATTCGTCATAAATTTCTGATGCTAATGTTACGTTTGCAGCAGGCGTAGTTAAATTGTTTGCATAACTAGTATCAGTTTGATGTTGTATACATTTTAACAAATCATTTCGTAAATTTTCCCATTGAGATATCGAAATTCTAGTACCTGTTGATACTTGAGAACTAGTTACTGATTGCCCGTACCCATAAGTTCCGGATCCTTGTCCTAACACAAGTGCTGCCGACGATTGCAATGCATTAAAATCCGACGCTAGTATTAGAGTATTTTTACCTGCCATAAATTATCCTTTGTTTATTTAATCTTAAAGTATTACACACTCGACTAATTTGACGTCGAACGAGCTATTTGACTCTAATGCAATAGCAAATACTCTACTATCTACTGTATTAACTATACTAGCTGTTCCGTCTGCTGCTGCTACTAATGAATCTCCTTTATTAACAGGTCCACTAACTTTAACAGGAACTCTTCCTTTTAATGCAACATACACGCCGCCTTCTAATTCTGAATTCATCATATATGCAGGATTTTCAGATATAACACCAATTGCACGTTTTCCGTATGAGCTTGCTGTAATTTCTTTTTCTCCGCCAACAACCATTACTGTACCAACTTCGTAATCAGCATCAGGTAAGTATTTTTCTGCTAAGTCTGCGTAATTTGCCGATGTTGCTGTACCTACAAAGAACGATCCTTTAATCGCACCTGCCGGAATTACTGTCGAATTAATTGTTTGTTGTGCAGAAGTTCTTACAACTACTGTTCCCGAAGATTGATATTCACTTGCAGTTGCCGGTGCCGGTGATAATTCGGTATTAACTACCATCTTATTAGCTAAAGATGCTGTTCCTTCAAAGTCATATGCATATACTTTCTTAAACTTATAAGAAACTGTACCTAAATCAGTGACGTTATCTTCACCCGGACGAACATTAAGATCAACTAACTGCAACGGAGTTCTAGTAGTAGAGTTTACAGTTGTCTGGAACTTCATTGTTCCGCCTGCTTGGTTCCTAAAAATTGGCGTTTCAGCACTTTCGTTCTTAATAAGTAACTTTGGAGGATTAGTTGATCCTACTGTGAATCCGTCATCTCCAAATGATACTACACCAGTAAATGTTGCATCACCTGTTCTAACGAAGTCAGATTCAGTATATCCGCCCAATCTCTCAGCATTTGTAGCAGTTCCCCAGAATCGATGTGCCGATGTTGTTTCACCGATATGACTTGGATCATCATTATTAGTATAAATTAATGTTAAACCTTCATGTATCTTTGAAAAACCTGTAATATCATCTGTACCTGGCTTTAATGTAAATACCGGATCAGAACTAATAATGAATACAGTAACTCCGTTTGCAACACCTTCAACAATTGCATGTGTATTACCTAAAGTATCTGTTACCTTTCTTGATCTCATCTGTGTAGTAGCAGAACCAGGGATTCCTTGCGGCCCAATTAAAACATATTTGGATCCGTCCCATACATAAAATTGATTATTAGTTGTATCAAACCAAAAGTCTCCAACAGATAACCCGGAAGGTTCTACAGTTCCGGTTTCGGATCCTCCGATAGTTCTAAATTTTAAACCATCGTAAAATTTTACTTTACCGTTAGATGAATCATACCAAATTTGTCCTGCAATTGGTCTCGGAGGAGGAGATGAATTAGCAAAGTTTTCAAGCATGAACACAAAATTTTCATTTTGTACTTCACCATATCCGGCATAGTTTTTACCGATTAACTTAATGTCTAATCTGTTGTCGATAGTACCGTCTGTAATAACAGTAATCTGATCTCCGTTATATTTGTTTATAGTATATGGCATGTTATAAATCTCTTAAATCTTTATGTATTTATTCCTATTAACTTGGATAAGGAAGGTCGAGTACATGAGACCATATTCCGCTAACCATTTGATATTCTCTGACGATATACCCTTGTGGTGCTATAGCAGAATCGACGCAGTAAATTCGACATATTGTATCATCATCAACATAATCTGACGGATACACAATGTCTAAAATTTTTGATCCTATTAATGTAGTGCTTAGTCCTGTTGTATCTGCATAAAATGCTACTTGTTTTGTTCTTACTTCTGAGGTTAGTGTTTGATAATTAACTGCATCAGTACTGCTTACAGGGTCCGATACGCTAGTAATTCTTTTACTACTAACATCAACTGTTCCGCTACCTTTCGGTGCTAATGTTATTGTTCCAGTTGCGCTTGAAGGGTTAGTATATGTAACTATTGAGATATTATTCATATCATCATGAGTTATAACTAATTTTGCTGCAACTAACGATCCTAGTTCTCCTATACTATGCAACCCAGGCGCAGATACTACCGATATACCTAATGCAGTTTCACTTAAAACTTGAGATCCGTCAATATGAAACGCCTTACCAGATAATAAATCGATGTTTTCAGACGAAGTCCATGCTGTAGTCGATTGCTGCCATAACCATGTTTTATTCCCATCTAAACCGGCCTGTAGAGAAATACCCCCTCCATTAGCAGTACTATCAGTTGGGGTGTCTACTTTGCCTATTTCGAATACTAAATCTTCAATGTAGATGTTAGTTGTATTAATCGTAGTAGATGATCCTTCAACTGTTAAATTTCCACGTATTCTTACTCCCCCGTTAACATCTAATGTATCAGTCGGTGTTTCAGTGTATAAACCAATATGTTCGTTATATGCATCAATAAATATCGACGGCTTTGTGCCTAACGAATTCAACATATTGATCGAAAAATTTTGATCACTAATAGTTGAATTTATTCGCACACTTCCTGTTGTAATGTTAACTTCTAAATTTTGAGTTGGTCCTAAAACTAAAGGTACACTATTTTGAATAGTAATAGATCCGCTAGCAAATGTATCTTCAAATGCTGATAAGAAGCTTTCAGCAGTTCTTAATGAGTCGTCACCTGCAATCAGAGCCGATGCCTTTGTAACCGGCACGTCATAACTTATGCCACTATAAGTGCCTACATTAAATCCTACATTAATTTGTTTTGGTGTTAAAGATGTAGAATATCCTGCAATAGGTGATGCAGGAATAAATTGATCTTTACTATAAATTCCTATTAATACTTCCGATACATATAATAAAACAATAGTGTGTAATAGTTGATTAGTGTCGAATACATCCTCGGCTACAAACCCCGAGACTCCCTGAGTGGATGAATATATAGGTCCTGCTAAAATTCTACTCTCGCCGTCATAAAAATGAACTTGTTTTTTAGTACTATCAATCCATATGTCGCCTTGTGTAAACGAGGTAGGCAGTGTTCCAGAAACAATAGTGCCTCCTGATACCTTAAAAGTCGAACCGTCATATACTTTTAATCTTCCTTCCCCAATATCGTACCAAATTTGTCCAATAATTGGATTAGCTGGGCTAATTGAATCTGCAAAATTTTCTAAAATATGAACTAAATTTTCGTTAATAAACTCTCCGTAAGAGCTAGAGTTTTTACCTATTAATGTAATATCAGTTGCTGTTTGATTAATTGTACCATCAACAACTTCAACTAGTACACTCCCGTCGGTTTTGTTTATAATATAGCTCATTCTGCAACCCCAGTATAAATTATGTAGTTAATAGTTAAATAAGGATTCATAATGTTTAGAGGCTGTGATAGACTTGTTGATATCACCCCTCCACTATTTGGTAATCCGTATCCGTCAATAGTGCCTGTTGGCAATCCTCTTCCTGGTAAGGCATTGATGTCTGTTGTTCCTGGGACACCGGCTGCATAATATTGAGCCGACGAACTGCTCATATTGTGTTTGTGTTCCGGTAAGTTATTAAGTTGTATTGTAGTTTGCTCAGATCCAGAACCACTTCCTAACGAGTCAGCTACTGCCGAAGTAACACGGTTTGAAGATCCGCCGCCTGCATCTATTAATACTTCTGGAGAGTTTTTATCAGGAATGGTTTTTTCATTGTCCATATTGTCACGGCCTAATGCAAATCTACCTCTCAAATCAGGTAATGCAAATGCTGCTTGTCCCGACATGTTACTAGATGGTTTATATGCATAACCGATAACTTCGAATAATTTAATATATCTCGATATACTAACTTCACTACCGTCACATAGTAAGTATCCAGACGGAGGTGTCGGACCGGCAAACGGAAATATTGCACCAACCGGTACTGTCGGTATATTTGCAATAAAAGATGCTTTTGTTGTCTTTTTAAGACCCGGACTAACGTTCCCACCTCTGTATACAATTAACGTATCGCTATCATATGTGTCAAACACTTCGGTCTTAGCATTAATAATATCAGCACCGATAATAGTGTTAAAAGTAACTGTGCCGTCGGTCGTTTCGCCGTCGAATTGTATATCAGGGGAAGAAGTGACATCGCCTCGAATTCTAAAAGTTGTTGCATTTTCTAATTTTTTTGCAATGTCGGCTGTACCGGATAGAGGTCCTGAAAAAGTTCCTTGAACATTACCGATTATGGTACTTGCCCAAATATTTCTAAATCTAAGACTTGATGAACCTATATCGTAACTATTCGTTGCACCGGGCACAATAACACTAGTTCCAATTATTGGACTACCACTATGTAAATCTTGTAATTTATTAAGAGTAATCGGACCATATGTAACAACACTATCTCCTAAGAACGATTTACCATTAATTGATAAACTACCTTCAGTGGCAATACTGTTATTTTCGTCCCCTAGGTATGTTCCATTCGCAGAACTTCCGGTATTTGTTACGTAAATATTACCCGAAGATCTAAAATCTCCCTTAACATCAAGTGTAGCAAGAGGATTTACATTATCCGGACCAATTCCAATTTTTGTATTTGACCCAATCGATAGTGCAATGTATTCTCCTGGGTTTAACTCAGCATCACCCGCGTGATTCACGCGAACATTGATATTTTTACCGCTACTTTTAGAATAAAATAATGTAGATGTATCAGTGCTTATACTGAAAGATAAATCAGCACCTATTGATATTCCATTTTTTGATCGAATATTAAACTGATTGTTAGTAGTACTTGTGATATCACTTCTTAAAAAGTTACTAGCATCAATTGTAGATCCATTAACATTTAATGCATCTGCCTCGCTTGAACGTCCCCAAAACTTCGACGGATTTGTTGCACTTGCTGAATCAACCTTGCTTAAATTAAGTCCTTGGTTGATAGCAGGAAATCCGATAAGTGTTGTCTTTGGAGTAAAAGCGGATTTACTTACAATTGCAATTCTTTCATTTTCTGCAAAAAGTGTTGTTACTAAATGATCAACATTGTCAGTATCAGTGATTGTTTCTGTCTCTGGCCCTGTTTTAATACCGTTACTATATTGAGGTCCTACAAGCAACCATGTCGATCCTGACGAAATATATAACTGTTTCTTTAGTGTATCAACCCATATATCACCGGTTGTATTTGTTAATGTCGGTGCTGTATTAGATTTTTTAATCGATCCCGTCGGAGCCCACTCTGTTCCATCAAAGACTCTTAATATGTTTGTTCCATTATCATACCAGAGTTGACCTTCTACTGGATTTGCCGGTGATTCGTTATTAGCAAAATTTTCTAATAAGTGTAAAAAATTTTCAGCTATCGGCTGTCCATATCCCGGATAATTTTTACCCACGAATCTTAAACTTGTCTGTGTGTTTAGTTGTTGATCGTCAACAGTTAGTGACGGTTTCGACGGATTAGATGTTTCAGTAAATTTGACTTGATATGTCATATTATACTCCTGCCAATCCTGTTAAACTTTGAATTCTAACAGTATAATCTATTTGAATTAATCTGTTTAACGACTTTTGAACTGGATGAAAAATTACATGAGTTAGTAATAGTTGATTTCCAGTTGTACTATAGGACTTAAGACCTAGTTCATCAAAAATATAAGCTGCATCGTTATTTGTTGAGTTATCAAATGCTAACTGGCCTGTTGGTTCGCCGTAGTCTAATAAACAAGTTACAAATACATCAGTATATGTTGTTCCAGTTACATGTCGTGTTTCGATAAAATTTCTAGTCGGATCAACATTATTATCAGATCGATCATCGACAATTTTTTTATAAGTTTCGTTATATAAACTAGAATTTGAACCTGAACTATTTGGAGTCAAATATGTAATAATTCCTGTCGGATCTATTGCGGTTCCGCCGTTCCCTAATGCTAATTCATATATAAATCCTTGTCCACTATTTGCAATACTTTGTGCCATTGCAATACTCATGTTTTCATAGTGAATTGCATTTCTTTTGTTTACAAAGGTAACTTTTTCAACTGGATCATGAATATGTATATGACCTTCTATGTGGAACCCGGTTAGATCATTAATTTGCATAATACTCTCTCTTTATTCAATATTTATCTATATGAATTATATGCTAAGTTAATTGGTGCTCGATAATTCATCTGCTTTTACAGTAAAGTATGCAGTTGTAGTCGAACTTAAATTTGTTGCTAATACATCTATTTGACTTGTATTTGAATTCCACTGTGCATTAAACTCACATAACGATGCTAATCCTGTGTACACAATTCCGTATACCGAGCATGTTACTACATTGCTATTACTTCTAGATACTATAATTTCACAAGATTGAACTTCTCCTCCGCATTTAGCAAGTACCAATAATTTTAAAGTTTGCGAATTTGCGCCAACTGACGAAAATATAACCGATGTTGCTGACTGTAATACTGTGCTTGTTTGAGGTTTAGCCCAAGTATGTAAATTACTGTAAAGAATACCGGTGTCGTCAAATGTAAAATTATCTACTGTTAGACTAGGAAGATCAAGTTCTCTACTTATCGAACAGTTCAAGTTAACTGCATTATAAAGAATATCAGTATAAGGTGTAGTTAATGTCGGAGAAAAATCGTTAATCGTCGCTGTTAAAAGATCTTGTTCGGTTTCTTTATTTGATAACTCAAGAGTTGCTCCGTCAATTTGTGCTTGTACTGATATTAACTGACCCGAGATACTTAGTAATGCTGCTGTCTTCTGTGAACTTTCAGGTTGCGAATTCCAATATGCTTGATCGTCTAATAATTCTTGTTTTTGTAATTGATAACTCTCTAGAGATCCTTGTAGTATAATAATTTGATTTGCTAATATCGATTGTTGAGAAATTAACGAATCATAATAACTTTGTGCTGCTTCTTCGTTCCCAAGTATCCTAACTCTACTTGAATTAAGGTTGCCAGTTAAATCACCAGTAAATGATCCTGTAAAATCACCATCAAATACTTGATCTTGTAAACTTTCGACAGAAATTGTAACACTTTTAGATACTGGATTTGTAAGTAACTGAATATTTTGCCCTGCTACAAGTGTTAACGTATCTGTTAATTGGCTTGTTTCTATTGCTTGTTGACCTGCAACTTCGACACTATTAAACGACCCTCTATTTGGAAGATTATTTGTAATTGTTATTTGTCCAAACGATTGAGTAACTAGTATCCCTTCACCGTCGTATATTCCGGTTATCATCGATTCTGTTCGATTATATAGTTCTGTAAAATTTTGATTAATTTTAACAGCACCGGATCGTAATGTATCACCTGTGCCGTCGTTTACAGATTCTCCTATATTAATTGTTTCTTTCATATTATTATCCTTGATCGAATGTTATATCTGTGCTGTCGAATGTTCCTGCACTGCTATCGAATGTGCTAACAGTCTCATCTGATTTACTTTCATATTTATCGATAGCTGTATACCATATACCCGGTGTTGCTTTTAAGAACTGTGCAATCTTTGTATCGGAATATTGAATATTATCAAAAGAATCCCAATCAGTACCTGTTCGTTTTATCACAACAATTTGTGTTCCAAAATCGTACTGCTTAGTTAATAAAATTTCATTAGTAACTCCGTTTACAGAAAATTCTGCATCAAATTGAACATCACCTTCGGGACTTTCAGGATGTATTGAACTATCATAAAGCATATACGGCTTCTTTTTTAATCTAATTCCGCCAACAAATACTTCAATTTCATCAGCTTGTCCATACCCTGCCGGAATTAATGATTCAAAAGTACTATCTTGATAATCCCATTCCACTAATTCTTCAGTTCTAGAAAGCTTCGATATGCTTATAGCCGGTAATGTTGCTCTTGCCGGAGTAAATGATAGATTTACTACATTTGAATTTCCGTCGCATAAAGATTTTTCAATAATATCGATTTCGGTGTACGGTAAAGTTTCACTAGGACCGATACATTGCACTTTAGCTCCTTTTCTGTGAATCTTAGAAGCTCCTGTTCCTAACGTTCCTCTTCTTAATTTTCCAAGTACTGAAATTTCTCTTGTACCATCTTCGTCAGTAAATTCTTCTTGAATTATGCTAAAATATTCAATTCTCTCGCCTCGAATCTCGATTACACCCGGCTTGTTTTTTGTCGGATTTGGTAAGTCAAACGATAATGCATCCTCTACCTTAATAACAAGATCGTTGTATCTTAAATCTTTTACTAAGATAGTTTGTTTGTTTCTACTCAATCTCTTAAAATGATATCTGTTTAACATATCCTTAAATTGCATATATGCAATACCAGACGTTAATACATTAGACCCAAATGTCATTATCGAATATTCATCGTTATTATTTGGCTCTTTTGAAAGAGTGATACTCGATTTATTTGGATTTAATTTGAAATCTACACTCGGGGTTAATAATGAACCGTTCTTAATTACCCAAACAAAGCTATCATCTAACACTGCGCGGTCTAACTGAATCACGCCTGTAGAAACTTTTAAGTAATTAAAATATTCAATTGTATCAGGAGTTAACGACAACTGATCTACATATTTTGCTCTAGTTCTTTGAGCATCTAAAATATCATGATTATATGCAGTAATTACTTCAACTACTTCATTATTATTATATAAATTATTAAATTTAATTCTTGCAGGAGAATCGGAAATATATTCATATTCTGCCCCTGCTATAATTGATATAATCAAACTCTTTCCTGCATATTTGTTATATACACTCTTAATTAACTTGATGTTAATTCCTTTAACATCTACTATATAATCAACATTTTGAACTAAAATATTTTGATCAGCTATTACAATAATGTCATCTACTGAGACTGAATACGGAGCAAACTTAATAGTATCTAACTTATATGTTAATCTATTGTTTTTAATAGTGTAATAGCAATTCATTGGAGATTTTAAAATCTTGTTGTTTACTCTTACAATCATATTTGATTCTATAGGTTTATTTGTTCCCGCAATATAATCTAAGGTATATTCATCGGAGCCATTAACTAAAATACGCTGAGTATTCATAACCGAGAATGTTTGTACTGATCCGTCGACTATTAAATAATTTATTAAAGAATTTTCGACCGGTGTAGTTAAGAATCGTATTCCAATTCTATTAGGACTTGGATCCGATGTTTGGAATAACTCTACTTCGGTTCCTGTAACCTGTATACCGTTAAGATAGATTAATGATACAACATTATTAGACCATCTTGCAGATGTAACAAATTCAGATGTAAATCCATCTGCAATTACATAATCAATATCAAGAATATTTAATCCGTTAAATCCAAAACTAGTAATTGAAATTACTGCATTTTCTGCAGGAGCAACATTGAATACAATCTTATTTTGAACATAATCAATTGTATATTCATCTTCAAATATGTTAATTTGTATATCTGTTAACTTTTCACTTGTTCCTGTTTCGGTCTTAACAATAACTGCTCGATTGCTGTTTATCTGTTGTGTAATAACAAATTCTGTAGTTAACCCGTCACCGATATAGTTGTCGACTTTAATATTTGCTGATCCGTTTTTAGGTCTATCAAATACTTTAATTGCAACTGCATCTACTACTTGTCCGGGGACAACTTCTTCTGTAGCCGGACTGGTATTAGGAGTTACAAATCCGTCACCGTCTACTAATATATCGTCGGCTGCTATTCCTGTTGCTGAATTATATGCTAGGTCTCCACCGCTTAATGCTGTATCATAATCAAAATCTTGAGGATTAATAGCACCGTCGCTAGTACTCTTTCTAAAGATAAATTTGTCCCCTGCACTAACAACTAATTCAGATGGAATTTCAATAGTGTCAGTTAAATTGTCACCATAAAATGTTTCCATAATTGCATTGCTATTTTCAATAGGATCTACTCCACCGTAATTTGGATCATCTATTCTTATCGGTGTGAGAGGTGATGTAATTATTAATTTACTTCCAATTGCAAGTGCATCAACTAAAAATACCGTTCCGTTTTGATTTATAGTACAATCTGTCGGATCAATTAACTCTCTTGTAAATGTAATTGTTCTTCCGGAAGGAATATCAATATAGAAGATCTGACTTAGAATAAGAACATTACCTACAATATCAATTACTTTGGTGCCAAATCCGAACGGGTTCTGTAAATCTCCGTCAACTAATACTGGATCTGTAGATATTACATCATCTATTTTAATTCCTGTCGAGTCAACTACTGTAAACTGTGTAAATCCTTTATAATTGATTACATTAGTTATAGCTGTTTTAGTAACAGAAACTTTAGGAGGATATACTACAACTGGATCATAAGAAAATACTGTTGTATTATTATTTTCACTTGTAATATCTGTTATGAATGTCTTTAATGTTGAATAATAAACATTAATTTCAACACCTTGATCTGGGATATACGGTAACGTAAAAATGTGTTTATCTGCCGATACTGTTTCTATGTAGTCATCAAAAGATCCATCATAACTATCCCACTTTCCTGAATAATAAGGAACACTATCCCAACCAAAACTTACATCAAATCCCATACCGTTGATAACAACGCCGCCGTAATCAACTCCAGTCATTAATTGAGCTAAATCTTTACCTAACTGCCCTTCGGTCGGATTGTAATAATATTGTATCCTATCAGCCGCATTTAATATAGACCAATCTTTTAGATAAGTCACCGATATAGACGATCCGCTTGTCGGCGGTGTTTCAAAAATAATCGATCCGCTATAACTAGTATACCCTCTTGAAGTAGATTTAACTATCGATAATCTATAGTTTTCTCTTAACTCTTCAATTCCGTTAACAAGAACAGTAGATTTTCCAATTCGAATATCCGGAGCCCATGTTAATGGATATTGCAATCTTGATCCTGTTCCAGTAAATGTCTCTGTTTGTTGTAAAGAAGTTAGGTAATATGAATTTGTAATTCGATCAAATTTCATTTTAAGATGATTTGACCTAACTACACTATCACCGATAATAGCTACAATTTTAGCCGGAGTACCGCCGTCTTCTAAACTTCCATTTACTTCAATCGTCGGAGCACTTAAATATCCTTCTCCGGAACTTATTAATATAACTCGATTAACTTTTCCTTGAGTAATATATGCTTTTGCAACTGCGCCACTTCCGGATAAACTATTAAATGTTAAAGTCGGTGCTGACAAATATCCAGAACCTCCGTCTACTATTTTTATTTCAGTTACTTTAAATCCTGCATTATCATACCAAAATTTCCACGGGTATGTTAGAATTTGATTTGTATTTGATACAATTTCTCCATTAATAACTTCAACATTTACTGGTTCTAATTTTCCGTTTTCATACACAGATGGTAAGTCAAAGTCAGTAAAGGCTGTATAACTATTATCTAATTTGTTGTAAGAACTTATATATTCTCTAATTTGAGTCCTATAAGGTTTTACTTCAGCAACATATGCTTCAAAATCTGATAAGTTATCGTTATTATAAGTAACTTTCTCTTTTAACTCTCCAACATTATGTCTTGCTTTTACAAAACTAGTTTTAAAGATCCAATCAACATATAATTGTTCACTTAATAAGTATCGAATTGATGTAAAGAATAAATTTAAATACTGTTCTTTTAAATTGTCGATAAAAATATTATCTCGCAATGCTTCTAAAATGTATCTAATTTCAATCGCTGCATAATCATCAAATCCTTGTGTGTCATATAATGATCCATCATATCCGTATATAGAATCAATGTACTTGTATATCGAAGACTTAAATTGAATGGTACCTTCTTGTAATCCAACAGTACGGTATGATTGTGTCCAATCACTTGAATCCGAAGTATTATACTTTTCTAACAGTATCCACTTATTATCACCGGTTCTTCTAATTTTAACAATATCGCCAATAGAAGTTTCGAGAGAATTTAATTCTGAAAAAGTATCAATTGCATGATCGAAACTTACAAATTGATTATATCCCTCTTCAAACCAATCGATATATTCCCAATATGTTCTAGTATCATATGATTGAGCTTTGATTCT